GGCACGTTCAACGAAATCGGCTTTAGTATTACCAATATCATCAATAAGCACACCATTAGTATAAGATCGGAAATTAGACATAAATTTGTCAGCCTCATTTAAGGTGACAATTCTGTCATCAGATGCACAGTATTTATTGTAGAGCAACGTTGTAACCATTAGTATGTTAGCTATCGTTGATTTTCCAACTGCTGTACCTCCGTACACACCGATCGAATATGGTGCCTCACGCAAACCGCCTTGTACACGAGTTTGGCGAAATGTTGCTTGCCATTGCCGTAGAATATCCACCTTACGACTAAGAATATTCTTCTCGACAACACCTTTACTGGTAACTTTCAACATCTGTGCCTTCTCAATGCACTGAACCAAAAGAGCTTCATAATCATTTTCCGACATATCTTCATACTTCTCGAGATTACCACATTTGGCATACTCGTTGCAACGAAGACATTTGGAATATGCTTCTTCAAACTCTTCATTTTCCATATTGCCATACAACAAAGGCTTAATAGATCCTCTCTCAAAACAAGCATATCCACCTTCGACAAAGTAGACGATGGTTTCAAATGATGCGTCAATGAGATCAACAGCCGTTGCATGTTTAGCAAGTGCGCCAATAGAAAACAATTTCATACCTCCAATTTTGAAATCAAGATTAGCAGAATCACACAATCCCAATGCTAAGCATATACTGAGAACGTGTGAAAGCTTTTTAAATCCATCATTCCGAACTATTAAAGACCAGTTCAATTGAAGATCCTTCAGCAATAAAAGCCACTGCGGTTTCTCCTTTTCAGATCGAACACCAAATTCTCCAGTCTGTGCATCAAAACTCGCATCTAATAACTCTGATAGATAGTTAGCTACTGTATTAGCAACTGACTTACTATACTCGGTCTTCAGATACAAGAAAATAGTCGCAAGAAAACCAGAAACGGTTGAACAATCCTTCGCTGCAATGTATAAAGCTCCCAAATTTTCAACACGGCTTAGTAGCTTGTCATCTATTGGTATACCTCTCACATTCGCAAGGTTTGAAAATGCTGTGGCAATTGCAACAGACCCAATCTGCGGAGTAAATTTCTCCTTTGGCATCTGTTTCTTTCCTTTTTTCCTCTTCTTGTCCCATCCTCCATGGGAAACCCTTTTCGTACGCTCGATTACACGAGCATTCTTGTTTTTAAAATACTGGGCACGGCGATCTTCCTTTGTAGGAATCTCTCCAGCCTGAGCACTGTATCGACGAGAATTCAGAAAACTTTGAAACTTCCGAAGAAGTTTATTGGCTCTCTGAATACGAAAGAACCTTGTCAACAATAGTACAGCTCCTCCAATG